TCAAACCACCCTAAAGCATTTTTTATCAGCGCTCTTTTATAATCTAAATCCCAGGCTACGTTCCAGACAGGTTCGCAAAGACCTACGTGCTGAGCTAGCCAATCTATGTTTTTAACGCTGCACTCTGTTGGATCAAGATACTTAAAATAAAACGAATCTATATCGTGTTTCTTTTCTCTTAAAAACTCGTCGACGCCGGCCATTATCCACTTGGCCACCGGGGCTTTTGGAAGTTGGTCTTCTAGTAGCGGACGCCAAGATTTGGGGTCTTTAGGAGAATAGAGCTCTTCCTTTGTTCGGTTATCTAGTACAGGAGACATACCGAACTCTTCTCTTTCTTCTTTATCCTCTATTACTCTAGGTAGAAATTGATAGGCAATTTTTCTATTGCTCGTGGTTACTATAGTGCCTATTTCTAGGGCAGAGATATTTACATCGAATCTATCTTTTTCTTCAGATACAACTACAATGTCGTTATCTTCAGATATTCTGTAATTTAAAGAAGCCCCAGGTAATCTTAGGTAGGTTGGTCTTACGCCTTGGTCTGAAATATATTTGATCTTGGATTCTTTCCAACTCGAGTCGGTTACTTGAATAGCCTGAGTAAACTTATCTTTTAGAGTATTAAATAGACTTCCAATAAAAACCCTGTTTGTTTCGTGGCTTGTTCCTTTTACATTCCACTTGGCATCAGCGAGATCCTTAACAACTTTTTTCCAAGGGCCGGGTAGCTTGAAAAAGAAATCTAAGAAAGCGGCGTATACTTCTTCTGATAGAGGAGAATCTGCAATAGAAGTATACGGGCCACCCTTACCTAGCAACCTTCCAATAACAGGATGTCTCTTATACCCTCTTTCAATAATTTGTCTTATAAAATCTTCCTCGGTTGTAATAATCCCACCCTGATCAACCTTTAAATAATCCTCGTTAAATAGATCCCCCATATAACCTACAGGAGGGAGGTATATACTTGTTCCCTTACTTGCAGGTTTGTTTACGTTTATTTCTGTTCCATCTTTGTTTGTATGAGCACCTCTAGTTATAGTTTTTAATTCTACGTACTCCTTACCTCCCACAAAATATTCTACTTTTGCCGTGGGATACCCGTTTTCAGAAGTATATTTCCACTTATAGTTAGTAATTTTTTGAATTTTTCCTAGTTTGCACTTTCCAGGATTACAAGCTTTATTTGTACCTTGGCCACTTGCGCAGACTAGGCCCTCTATTGCGCAGTTTTCTCTACCACCTGCTAAGTCTCCTTCTACCGGAGTGCCGTGACCAAGGACAGTATACTTATCATCGGAGTCTTTCTCTAAAAATTCAGGATCAGGAGAAAATACATTTCCGATATTTTCATATTGAAATCCAGAAGTTGTTAGCTTGCCAATGTCCCTATCAATAACTTCGTTTCTTGACTTGTTTAATTCTGGATTTGTACCAAATTCTATTTCTGCGAGAGTATGCTCTGCAATTTTAATCTTTTTTGTTCTATCAAACTCCGCAACAATTTTAGCTGCTCTAAAGCCTCTGGCAATAGGCCTTCTATTTCTTTGATCCCAAACTGAAAGATACTCCATATCAGCCTCCTAATAAAGTTTGATAATCAGGATCAATATATGTATATGTAAGAGGTGCTTGAGTTGATTTTGCAATCAAAGTTACTGTGTTTTTGTAGTATCTAAAACTTCTTAATGCGTTTGTATTAGTAAAAGATTCATCAGTACCATCTACTATTGCTTCGTACTCTGTTACACAGACTCCATTAACTAATTCTGAAGCAAAAGGAGCATTACAAAAATTACTCGAGTCTGTGGCAACTGACTCTGTCTTTAGTAGCTTTATAGATAAGGATCTAACTTTGTCCACAAAATTAAGGTCAAATACATCGTTTCTGATTTGCTGAAAATTAAACGTTTCTCCAAGAGGTATTTCTTGGATATTTAATGAAGAAGTAATTACGTTATTAATGACCGCCGCTCTTGCATCGATACCCGTAGTAAATACCTCATCGTCGTATTCAACAACAACTGTAGTTTCTAACGGAGTAATTTCTGGTGTGGTAAGGTATATTGCAGTACCTAAAGGAACTCTTTTTCTTAAAGCCTTAAGAAGATTTTGTCTTATTGTTGCCTCAAGCTCTCTGCCATCTTGATCTCCTAAACAAACTGCAATAACTCCTGTAGGAATGTCTTCGCTTATTCTTTCTTTTTCCTCATGAGTAATTACTTTTACGATAGAGGCCTCAGGTGCAATCTCTCTAATTTCATTTTCGTAATCATTAGCAGAAATCAGTCCTCTTCTTCGTAATAAAGTAAATGCTCTTGTTTTTAAATTTTCAATAGACTCTAAGTCTTTGCCACCTTGCGCCTGTCTTTCATTAGTTTGAGTGCCAAGACCTAAGATGTTAAGATTGATCTTTTGTATAGCTCCAGGAGCTACATTATAAACTGTTCCCCACTTCTCAGATACGGCCCTTCCTACTGCAATAAGTTGATCGTTATTAATTCTTACTTCTTCATCTAAGATATAATTTAAATTACTTACTGTAGAAAGTACTGTTCCTTTAGGAATTATTACAGTTCTTGAAAATCCTTCTACCTTAGTAAAGGTAACTTCTACAATTGCTTTTGCGCCAATAGATCTTTGAATTCCTAACTGCCTAAACCATTGAAGAGTAAACGCTTCAGGGAGCGAATTAAGATAATACAGGAGTTCGCTCTGAGCATAAGCCTGTCCTTCTACGATCGCAGACAAAGGAGAAGCTGCGCTAAAGTCATTTAATTGACCACCAGATTCTAAAAATATTTTTGTTTGTGTATCTCTAACTAGAGCCGGAGTATTTCTAGGGTCTAATTGGAGAGGTAGTATAGGTCCTCTTATATCAGCCATTATTTAGTTACCTGTATTTATTGAAGCAAGGTTAATACTATAAATTTGTCTTTCTGTTGCCGAAAATCTTACACCCGAGTCAAAAAGACTACCAGAAGAATAGCTTAAATCTCTTAAGCTTATGTTGTCGGAACTGTCAGAATTATATAAACTTTCACCTATTAAGGTCACTGCAGGATACCCTACGTATCCCTCGGAAACAGATTTTCTGATAGACCCATCTTTTAAAACATAGCCTATATTTCCGTAGTACTGAGATTTAGTTAAGTATCCACAATACATATCCACTCCTCTAAAATCCTTATCTTGCCTCGGAGAAGCGTAGAGAGACACGATAGAATCAGGAGGAGCCGATGCAATTTTTGTTTTAGGATTTCTTATTAAAAGAGTAACTACCTTGGCAATATCTCTTCCTAGATATTCTGAGTTTAAAAATCCGTTATGTATTTTTTGAGCTAAAGAATCTATGTCTACTTCTAAATCTGTTTCTCTATTAAAATAATAGATTGTTTCTTCAATTGCTTCATCTACTAAGGATGAATAGTTATCTTGATAATCCGACAACCTATTAATGTTATATAAAAATATCTCTAATAGTTTTTCGGAAAATTCTTTCTCTCCAGATGTGTTAATATCTACAAAATCTGTTAAAGTAGTTCCAGAGTCATATTCCTCTTCTACGGCGGCATAAAAAATGTCATAAACAAATTTATCAGTACCTGTATAATCTAACAAAGCGTTAGAAGGAAGCTGATAATCTAATTCTCTAGTTGAAGAATCTTGTCTAACTTGGTCTGTTACTGTTTGAAAATAAGCAGAAGACCCGTAGGCGATGGCGGCCAGTCCTCCTACAGTTGAAAGGTTGTCTGTAAGAAAATTATTCTTTGCCACATCTTTATTGTTATTATTCTAATATAGCTTTAAACCGTGGAAAGCAGTTTAAAGGAAGGATAGACTAAATACAATTTCTTGTAAATGAGTCAAGCATCTATTCAAATTTTAACGTCAAACGTCGTTGGTGAAGAGCCTTTCATTGGGGACTTAGGTGAGGGGGAACTCTTTGGCAATAACGCTGATGGAAGAGTTTGGCTAGGAGACTCTGTAGGTTCTCCAATAGAACTAGGCGGAGCAGTAAAGAACAAGCCGATGGGCTCTTTAAGATCTTCAAACTATTTGTCTGTAGATCTAGCTCAATCGGATAACCTTCCGGTTCCTAATACAAATCCTCTTTCGGTACCAGAAGGGTTCTATAGAGAAATGAGAATTTTGCTTACCTTCTCAACAGATCCCGTGAGCAATGTAACAACCTATTTTGACTACCCAGTAAACTGGGGAGAAAAGAACACTTGGTTTATCTTCTCCAGCGGAATTACTTGGGGATATGGTGGTATAGCCATAGACGAAAGCGCTGACAACCCCATAGATGCTTATAAAGCTTCTGGAAGAAAGATGTTAGTTGAATTAAGCTCTTTTGGTCCTAGTTCAGAATGGATGGGCCGGTTACTCTGGATTAACGACAGCACTACATAATAATTTTAATTACCTCCGATGCTTGACAAAATTACATTCCAAAACGGAACGATTGTAACTAAGGAGTACCTTAATGAGGTACAAAAAGGTACTAGCTTCTCTGGCGGAGCTAGAGCAGATTTCTATACACTGTCTTCTACCGACGAAAACAGCTGGGATATTGCAGAGAGAGACGGACTCAAAGACTACGAAATTTCTAATCCCAGAGATGAAAAAGAAACAGCCATTGGTAGATTGGCCCATGATGGCGTGGTTCTTGGGTACGATACTATTGGTACTGGATGGACCGTTGCAGATGCAACATTCACCGAGCCTAAAACTGTTAGAATCTCGATCGGTGCAAATAATGCCATTAGCACTGTTACAGGTACTGGAGCTGCTCCGAGAGGCGTAATCGTAGAGGCCGGAAAAATTGTTCTTTCTAATGGAACTCTGTTCTCTTGGAATAGACAAATTGTTGGAATAATCTCTGCTTCTACGGGTCAGAGTGGTGTTTCTAATCCAACAGGTAAGAACTATATTTATGTAAAAGAAGACGATTCTTTAACAGCTGGTGGTGTTCTTGCAATTAGTTCTACTCTCCCCGACCCTACTTCTAACCCATACGTTCCTCTTGCGGAAATTAATTTTACCGACGGAGAGTTTAACACAGACTCTGATGGCGATGTGGTAGGAACTGGAGTGATTGACCTCCGTCCTAACTTATTTGTCGGTGCATTAAACAACTACGGAACAGGCATCTTAAAGAATACCGACGTATTAGCTACATCTACCGCTATTAGCTCTTGGGATAGAGCAATTGCAGATACTAGAAACGGATCTATTGTTATCAGCCTACCTGGAGCTTCAGGAACAAATAGAGCCTCTGATAACGATAGAGTTGCAGTTGTTGACTTAGAAGGATCTTTTGACAGATTCCCTATTGTCCTAAGACCTGGAACTGATACAAAGATCAACGGATCTGTAGATGACTGGATTGTAAATATTCGCGATGCTCACTTAGAGCTATTCTATAACGCATCTACTGCTGAGTGGAGATTTGAAGAAACTCCTGGTTCTGAATGTAATCCTAAGCTAGGAACATTTATTAGCTGCGGAGGAAAAGAATTTATTGGTACAAGGACCGCCGGAGAATGCCCAGACGGCCAGCCAATTCCCGCAGCGTACCCCAACCCTTCCGAAGGAGTATATCGTTATGAAGCCTCTTCTCAGAAATGCTATAAAGAAATTAGAGAAGCAACAGCTATTTATTCTAACGGAGAAGGCGGACTAATCAAAGTATTTGGTGCAAATAGATGTAATAAAGGGACAATTGTTGATTCTTCTACTGCAATCAGAAACATCATCTATGTAGATCCTTCTGTAGGAACTGATGAGCTAAATAATAACGGAACCGATAACGATAAGCCATTTAGAACTCTTGAAAGGGCACTCCTTGAAGCTGCAAGAGCTAGCAGAAGAGGTGGTGCTACAGATGCATATGACACAACAGTAATTGAGCTTGCCCCCGGTGATTACTACGTAGACAACTCTCCTGGAGTAAATGCTATTACAGGAATTTCTGCAGCTGACAGATACATCAAACAGGTTACCACAGGTTACTCTACATTAACTGCTTATAGCACAGAAAATCCTTTCATTGTTATAAATGTAGGCAGCGCAAATTCTCAGCCTCCTGTTGTCCTAAACCTAGGAAGAGTACTATATACTTCTACTGGCTCGGTAGGCACGATCAAAAAGATCGAAAAAGATTCCGTTTCTGCTACTAGATGGAAGGTATATCTTCAGTATGTAAAAGGAAACTTTAACATCGGAGACGAAATTTTCTATAACAGAACTTCTGACTTCAACCCTACAACTGGCGGTCTAATTGTCCCCAGAGGTATTTCTATCAATGGCGTTGACCTAAGAAAAGTTAGAATTCGCCCGATGTACGTTCCTGCACTAACCCCAGGGCAAAATACGGCTCAGGCGCAAAAAACGTATATCTTTAAAGTAACTGGTGGTACTTATGTATCACTAATGACCTTCGCAGATAACCAACAATTTGCAAGAACTCATAACACCGTTACTTCTGTTGGCTTTGCTTCTCAAGCAGAGATTAGAGGAAGCAATAACGAGACTTCTTACTACGCAAAAATTACTTCTCTCTTCGCAGGTATTGATGGATGGGGTAACGACGGACTATTAGAAGTACCTGGTGAGACAACTATTGTTGCTCCTGTTGTAGCAGGCAAGGAAAACCGTGGAAACGACGTAGAGCAAAACCAGACCGGTGCTCAAACTCCCGACCTTGATCCTAACTCTCCTCCTGCATATCCTGGCCCGGCGTTACTCAAGGTAGAAGAAGGCGGAAGCGTAAACTTCTTCAAGTTACCTGACGTTAACTCTACAAGATCTTCTTCTCCTTATGTCTTTAACTGCTCTGTAAGATCTATTTTTGGTCTTCAAGGTCTATGGGCTGACGGAACCAGAGTTGGTGGATTTAAGTCCATGGTTACTGCAAACTTTACTCAAGTTTCTCTACAGACCGATCCTAACTGCTTTGAGACTCCTTCTACTGAATACTTCTCTGATCCTCCGATCAACAAAAACTCTGGAAGTGGTAAAAAATATAGAACTTGCTCTGCTGATGAGTTTAAGTATCGCCACTTTGGATTTAGAGGATCCGCCGACGCTACAATTCAGTTAGTTTCTTGTTTTGTTATTGGTAACGCAGACCACTTTATTTCAGAAAGCGGAGCTGATCTTTCTATTACAAACTCCTGTTCTGACTTTGGAGATATTTCTTTAAGATCTATTGGATTCAAAGAAAAAGCGTTCTCTCAAGACGAAGGAAGACCTACAGCAACAACTTCTGGAACAAAAATTATTCAGGTTATTCCTCCTTTACCTCTAAGCTCTTCTCCTCTAGGTAATGGAGCAGACGCAACAATGAGGACAAGTGAAGTAAGCACTGGTCTTAACATCGACTATACTCAGACCAAAGCTTATGTACTTGCAAACAAAGTAGGAACTAGCGCTCCTTCTGTAATTAGAGTATATATCAGAAACTCCGATATAGGAAACCCCTTCTCTGCAACTAACGTTCCTTCGGCGTCTCTACTTGGATTTGGTCAGTTTACCTATACAAGAAAGTCAGCTGACGGAACTTACTACTTATCTGGCGGAGATGGCAACCAAGAAAGAAAAACTCTGTACGTAGCAGGTTTTGATGAGAACGGCAACTCTATTCTTTTTGCCGGAGAAATCCAAATTCAAGATCCTTCGGAAACTAAATTTGATGACTTAGACGACGCTTCTAAGATCTTTGGGTGGGACAGCACAACCTCTAAGTGGTTTGTTAACGTCAGAACTTCTGCAATTGCTGAAGAATCAACTGACGGCCAGATCGGCGACGTAGACGGATACCTACAGAAAAAATATGACTATGCTTTTAGATATATTTTAGATTCTACAGATAGCCCATTCGACACTCTAGATTTTATCTTTGACGGCTCACCTCTTAAAATTAGAAGAGCAGTTGATAGAAGAACTGCCGACGAAAGAGTATATCGAGTTGTACTCGATGGTTTCTTAAAAGAAGATGGTTTAAGAAAGCCTCAGGCTTATTACGTACTCGAAAAGCAGCAGGGTGTTGCCGGTTATCCGCTTAACGGAGGAGACGAGTTACTCGATGATCCTTTAGTAGTTACAGACGTAAGAAACTACCACACCTACAGCAACCCTGGAGTAACATACACAGACGCAACTAATCCGTTCCCTGGTAAGTACATTACTTACATGACAACTTCAGTAGACGCAAGAGACGTCTTTACCGCCGATTTTGTCCCCGAGCTTGATCTAGACGAGCCAGAAGCCTCAGCTGACCCATCTAATTCTGTAACAAAGGTTGCCCTCCAGAAGTTCGGAAATAGACCTAATGTGGTATTTAGTTCCTCTCTAGGCCCTGGTGTTAATCCGATTCAGATCAGAGAAAATACCTCTACAAATCAAACTGGTTTCTTAATTGGCCTCCACCGTCCTTCTGTTGTAAGAGCCTCTGGTCATACCTGGGAGTGGACCGGTTATCTTAACTACGACACTGCTTTCCCGATCTATCAAGGTGAGCCCCTTGAGCAAGACTTCAAGCTTGGTAAGATTATTGTAGAGGAAACCGGAGGAAGAGTATATGCTTCTGGTATGAACGAAGAGGGTAACTTCTACATTGGTACTAATGTATATGACCTCAAGTCCGGCGAGCAATTCTCCATTCCTCTTAAGGCTGATAACGAGTTAGGTAACGTAACCAACCAGGTTCTTAACAATGTTATTATTAAGGGCCAGCTCTATATGAACGACGACTCCACTATGAGATTTGGTCCTAACACGACTCTAATCTTTAATAGCGGAACAGAACTTAGAACTGACCTCGGTCCTATTCAGGCAAGTACTACTGTTCCTGACGTATATGCCACAACAGACCGCGCAGGATTTGTTGAGTTGGCATCTGATGCCGAGATTAGAGGAGCGTTTGGTAGCTCAAATACAGGTATTGCGGACAAAGTCGTTGTTACGGCTCAGTCACTTGCCACAGAGCTTAATCTCAGGCTCGATAATGTTGTCCAGGCCTCTGGCCCTCTTACAGTTTCTGAGACCAGTGTCGAAGCACCCGGCGGCGACCCTAATGATGATAGTGATAACATCCTTCAGTTTACCGTTCAGCTTGGCTTAGATGCAAATAACCAAAACGAAGCCAAGTTAGCAGGATTGAGACTTGGGTCTGTTACTGGTCAGTTAGTTACTTCAGTTACAAATAGCTTTGATAAATCTGGAACTGCAGCAGTACAATCAGCTCAGTTAGTATCAGCCAGAGCACTAAGACTCTATCAAATTGATACTGATCAGTTAGTAGATGGTGCTGTAGAAACAGCAAAAATTAACGACGGGGCCGTTACTACTGGCAAACTGGCTTCTCAGGCTGTTACATCGGGTAAAATAGCAAGTGGCGCGGTTACTGAAGCAAAGATCGGTAACGGAGCAGTGACCAACAGTAAGATTGCTAATGATGCTGTTAACGGAAACAAGATAGCAGATGACGCTGTTGCCAACGAGCACATTGCAAACGACGCTGTTAATACCGCACAAATCGCAGATAACGCCGTAGAGACAGCTCAGATTGACAATGGTGCCGTAACAGCCGCTAAGCTAAGTGGCGGTCAGGGAGGATCTGCCCCGGCGTACGCAGTTAGAGCCTGGGGAACTGTTTCTGGCTCTGGTTCAATTTCTGGAGGAAACGTTAGTGGTAGTACATCTTCTGGTGATAGCGGAGGCATTAATTTTGCTACATCATTGCCTAACGCAAATTATTCAGTTGTAATGACAATTACTGGAGGCAGCGACCATATTATGCAAGTAACAAGTAAGAGCACCGGCGGATTTAATTGGGCTTGTCACGATCCAGGCCTGGGTAATAATGAAGACGCCGACCAAGAAGGATTTGACTTCATTGTGGTAGGATAAGCTAATGGAAATTAGTTTTAAACGCTCGAGCTCTGGCCGTAAAGCCAGGGCTCCTAGATGGTGGGCTGTTTTTGCAGATAGCTTGCCAAAATTTTCTGTGCCTTTTCTCCGCCCTAAGACCTGGAGTAAAAAGCTCGCCTATAAGTGGATAAATGCCATCCCAGACAAATGCCCGTTTGAGAGGCAAATTTGGATCAATGATACACTTGTACTATATATTCCACCGCTTTGCCCGCTAAACCCGATATCAAAACAACTCTATGAAATAAAGTTGGAAGCCAAAACATACATCTTCGATCTCGAGCGAGAATAGGTTAAAGAGCTACATGGGGTTGACACCTGTCTCCTCCTATGATATAATTTCTAAGTGAGCTAAGAGAGATCTTACTCCAAAGGACACATTTACTTAAAGGAACTTAACATGTCTTTCACTATCAACACTGTTGACATTTCTACAAACGCACCGTCTCTAGCTCCTCTTGCAGGACGTGAGTACACAAGTGAGTACACTTCTCTTCCTAACGCTAACCTTCCTAAAGGAATGCGTAAGGACCTTGATACTGTCTTCCAGTATCTAACCACCGAGGAACTTCCTCTTGATGAAAATACTTTCCTCATCAAATCCCGTGATAGCATTTATTTCCGCCTCTTCGGCCCTGTTCTCAAAGTTGGCGCAGAAGGCGTTGAAGGCACTAAAGAAGGCGAACTCTATGTTCAGTGGGGCCCTCGATTCATTCCTCTCCAAATTGGAAAGGGCGGTTTCAAGACCTCGGACGGACGAGAGATTGAAGCTGAGTTTGGCTCCTATAATTTCTCTGGACGAGGAGAGGATGCGGCGCTCTTCATGGCGGTAGACGTCGAAGGCGGTCAAACCGTTCTTCCTGTTGCTGTTCGATTTACCGACTGGGAAAACCCTGTTGAGCCTAAAGCAATGAACGCTCTTCTCAAGAAGAAGCCTGCTGACATTGTTGCTTTGCTTCAAAAAGTTACTGCCAAAGGCGGTGGCGGTGGAACCCGTATCGAAGCCACTGATGAAATCGACTTCCGTGAACTCGAAGTCAACACTCCTTATGAAGTTATCGGATATTATCCTTGCAAGACCTCTTATGGCTTGACCTATCGTATCCTGATCAACAATACCCCTGAGGAGGGTAACATTGCAGGCGCATGGGCTCATAGCTCCATCCGTCCTCTCTTGGCAACTAAGCCTGAGATCAACCAAGAAAAACCTGCTACCTTGACTTTGCGCAGCAAAGAAGAAATGGATAACGGTCGTATCCGTATTCGCTCGACTCTGCTCCTTGCACAGCAAGAAAGCTCTGAAGAAGATCTGAACCTCGACTTCTGATTTTTAAAATTTCAGTCTAAAGTAGAGGGGTATAGGCCCCTCTTTTTTAATGCTATGAAAAAACTACTCGTTCTTCCCATGATGCTCGCCACTGCTGGCATCCTAGGAGGCACTGCTGTTGAAGCAAAATCTTGGGTATCTGGCGGTAACCCCGGTGGTAGACCTGGAACTATCCACCGTCCAAAAAAACGTTGCACAATTAAACGGCCTTGCTCGCGAATGCCGGAAATTCCTTTCCTACCCGGCGAGGTAATCCCAATGCCTAGAGGCGGTATTCGCCCCGCTCGGTGATCACAGAGACCTTCGGGTCTCTTTTTTATGTTTAAAGAAAAAATACCGCACAAAATAAAACATGGAAGAAAAAGACTTAGTAGTTCCAGAAGGTTGGAGCACCTATTCTGAAGAAAACGTAGAGAAAGTAGAACCAGGGCCACAGACTGGCGAAGATGAATATCATTCTCAGTACGTAGACCCAGAGGGCAAATACGGAGCCGCTAAGTCTGACAAGCCAGATGTCAGTTCGTATGGTGGCTAAAGCCATGTACACCCCGAGCTGACCATGATAGAATAACTCTATCTACTTGTCTCTAATGCCGGAAAACATCCTTCTGATTTCAGACATCCACTCCCGCGACGATGCTCTTCCCCGGCTTATTGAGAAACTAACACCTCAGCTCAACAACGGAGCTCATCTTGTGTTCCTCGGAGATCTAAATGACTGCCGAGATAAATCTTACCAAGATCAATGTAGCTTCGAAAAAATTTACAAACTAGTTCGTCAACTTTGCGACGAAGGCTATGCCACCCTAGTCCATTCAAATCACTCTGAAAACCTTTGTGATCATTACCTCGAAAGGAGAAAGGTCAGGAAGAGTATTATGGGCTTCAAGCATACTATTGCAGAGCTTGATCAACTCGATGAAGAATACAGAAAAAACATGATAGAGTGGCTAGACTCTAGACCTCTAGGAGTTAGCTATACCTTGGATAACGGAAAGAACTATCACATTGCGCATGCATTTCATGACCGCAAGCTGAACTACAAAGATCCATCTACTCTATCTCCAGACGATATCAATCGTACTCTCAGAGGTATTAAAACTAGCTGGCTATATCAGGGAAAGAAATATAGCAAATACATCGGTTTCTGGAGAAATCCTCAAAAACGAGGCGCAGTCGATAACCATGTTCTATGTGCGGGACATTGGGAACAAGTAATTGTTACTGATAACTGCGTAGTCAATGATCCAGGTGGACATAAGACTGACGGTACAATCGGAGTATATAACGCTCTTCAACACGAAATTACTATTTACGATAATTGAAATGACCAGTATTCTTAATCATGATCCTATGCTCTTCAAAAAAGATGGAGGGTTTGATTTTCCAGAGTTTTACGAATATTACGAGAAAGCAGTTGCTAGCGTATGGCGCCATCAAGAAGTTGCCATGGAGTCAGATCTCCGTGACTGGCAATTCAATTCCACTCCAGAAGAACGTAATGTAATTGCAGGAATTCTTAAGGGGTTTGTTAGCGCAGAGCTCGGCATTGGTTGCTACTGGGCTGATAAGGTTTGTTCTATCTTCCCTAAGCCTGAGATCCAGGCGATGGCTCGCGCGTTTAGTTTCTTTGAGACAATTCATGCCGGAGCGTATTCCTACCTTAATGATATCCTCGGCCTTGATGAGTACGATGAGTTTATCAACGACGAAGTAGCTCGTAAGAAAGTAGAGACTTTCTTTGATACTTACTCTGATAAAGTGTCTTTAGGGGTATTTTCTGGCGCAGGAGAAGGGGTAAGTCTATTTAGCTCTTTTTCGGTACTCTTGAGCTTCAATAAGGACGGACGTTATAAGGGTTTGAGCCAGATTATTTCTTGGTCCGCAATCGACGAACAGATCCACTCTGAAGCAGGTTGTAAATTATTCCGTAAGTTAGTAGAAGAAACTGGACTAACTGACGAAGAGCGCGAAGGAGTGTATGAAGGATTCCGTCTCGTGGTTGACAACGAAGA